TGTTTTTCAACGGCGATAACTGGCAGGGGAAAGCCGAAGAAATCACCCTGCCGAAACTGACCCGTAAACTCGAAGCCTACCGTGCAGGCGGCATGAACGGTGCCGCACACGTTGACTTCGGTCTGGAAGATGATGCGCTGGGGATGGAAGTTACCCTCGGTGGTATGGAAGCGCAGATCTATAAACAGTGGGGTATTGCCAATATTGACGGCGTACCGCTGCGCTTTGCCGGAGCCTATCAGCGCGATGATACAGGTGAGGTCACCGCCTGTGAGGTGGTGGTACGCGGACGATTATCTGAAATCGACCCGGGCAGTGCCAAACAGGGCGATAACACTCAGGTGAAATTCAGCTTTAAACCGACCTATTACCGGCTGGTATGGAACGGTGCGGATCTCATTGAGATTGATGTCGTCAATATGGTTGAAAAAGTGGACGGTGTTGACCGTCTGTCAGAACAACGCGCAGCTATCGGGCTGTAACAGGAATAATATAAATGACAGAACAAGTTAATAAAACATCTGCGGTTGTCGCACTGGATGAACCCGTTGTGCGCGGTGAAACAGAAATCACCAGTGTCACTGTCCGCAAACCAAAATCGGGCGCTCTGCGTGGCGTGCGTCTGGTTGCACTGATGGATATGGACGTAACGGCCATGACAGAGGTGTTGCCACGTATCACAGATCCAGCCCTGACAAAACCGGAAATTATGGCAATGTCGCCGGGTGATCTGCTCAATATGTCAATTGAGGTGGTTAATTTTTTGCTGCCGAAGTCGATGCAGACCGATTACCGGAACGATTAACGGTCGATGATTTGGTGGCAGATATTGCCGCCATTTTCCACTGGACACCCGCAGACACGGCGGAAATGAGTCTGACAGAATTAATTGAATGGCGTTATCACGCTTACAAACGCAGCGGTAACAGTGAATGAGCAGAAACCTCCGTTTACAGGTCGTGTTAAATGCCGTCGATAAATTAACACGGCCGTTCCGCAGTGCGCAGGAATCCAACAAACGACTGGCGGGCGCTGTCCGTCAGTCCCGCGATGCACTGAAAGACCTGAACCGTCAGGCCGGACAAATTGACGGCTTCCGTAAAACAAAGCAGCAACTCACCGAAACACAGCAGGCTTATCAGGCGGCAACACAACGCGCCGCTGCCCTCGCCCGCGAAATGAATGCCTCCGGCAATCCGACCCGGCAGCAGGCAGAAGCTCTAAAACGTGCGCAACGTGAAGCCGGTCAACTGAAAAACCGGTTTGAACAACTCCAGCGATCCACCCAGCAACAGCGCTCGGCCTTACAAGCTAACGGTATTTCAACAAATCAGCTCGGGCAGGCACAGCGACGCCTGAACAGCGACATTGCCCGCACCACTCAGCAACTGCAACGGCAGGAACAGCAGTTGCGGCGCAGCGCCGAACAGGAACGCCGGATGGCAGCGGCCAAAGGCGGCTATCAGAAAACGATGGATGTCCGGAATAAAATGGCCGGAACGGGCGCGACAGCGATGGCGACAGGCGGCGCGTCCCTGTATGCAAGTAAAAAATTCTTGGCGCCGGGTTATGATTTTGACTACGGTATGTCAACTGTACAGGCATTAACCAGGCTGAATAATGATTCTCCGGAACTGAAAAAACTCAGAGAGCAAGCCAGAGAATTGGGGGCCACTACCAGTTTTACTGCTAACGATGTAGCCGGAGGTATGGGCTTTCTTGCTATGGCAGGTTACACGCCGGATAAAATCCAAAAAGCTATGCCGAGTATGCTGGACCTGGCAAAAGCGGCAAAAATGGATAACTCCCTCGCTGAAGTAGCTGATATTGCATCTAACATTCAGAGTGCCTACAAAATTCCGGCAGATGAAATGCAACGTGTATCAGATGTGCTGACATTCGGATTCACAACATCTAATACGGACCTGCGGATGTTAGGTGAGACAATGAAGTTTGTCGGTCCGGCGGCACAAGCAGCAGGACAGGATTTTGAATCCATGGTCGCAGCAGTAGGTATGCTTGGCAATGTCGGTATTCAGGCATCCACCGCGGGAACGTCGCTTCGTATGTCTTTATTACGATTAGCAAAGCAGCCTAAGGAAGCAAAAAAAGCATTAAATGAATTAGGAGTTTCAATCGCAGACAATACCGGAAAAATGAAACCACTTCCGGTAATGCTGTCAGAAATAGACGCTGCATTTAAAAAGAAAGGAATTAACGGTGTTGGTAATGTTAAAAAACTGGCCTATATCAATAATATTTTTGGAGTTGAGTCATCGGCTGCAATGATTGCCCTGCTCGATAAACAAGGAGAGATTGACCCAGAAAACCGGATTGAGGCGTATGCGGACAGGTTAAAAAAATCAAAAGGCACCGCCAGTACAGCAGCCAAAACAATGGCTGATAACCTGCGCGGAGATGTTCAAAATGCGATCTCAGCCTGGGAAGAAATCGGGATATCAGTTTACGACACCGTTAAATCCCCTCTCAGGGAACTGGCAGGCAATATAACAACTGTACTTCGTGGTATCGGAGACTGGACTAAAAAGAACCCAGAACTGACGGCAACACTGACAAAAATTGCCCTGGCACTCGGCGTGATCCTCGCCGTAGGCGGCGCGATTGTTCTGATGCTGGCCGCGATGCTCGGCCCGGTGGCTATGCTGAAACTCAGTATGTCGGTTCTCGGCATCAAGGGTGCCGGTGCGTTTGGCCTGCTGGCTAAAGGGCTGAAAGCCGTCGGGCTGGCCTTATTCGGTATCGGGAAAGCCCTGCTGACGAACCCGCTGTTTCTTGCCGCCGCAGTGATTGCCGGTATCGCCTACGCAATATATAAAAACTGGGATACTGTCGCCGCGTTCTTTAAGAAGCTGTGGGCGGATATTGTCAGTTCCTGTGATGCCGCATGGAAATGGATAAGCAACATCATCAGCAGAGCATGGGAGGGAATAAAAAACTATTTCCTGAACTATACCCTTGTCGGACTGATTTATAAAAACTGGGACGGCATCAAAAAATACATGTCTGATCTGTGGGAAACCGTGAAAACCACTATCAAAACCAAGTGGGATCAAATCATCACGGATATTCAGAACCTCCCGGCCACCATGAAACAGGCCGCGTCTGACATGATAGACAGCGTTATCAACGGTATTAACGAAAAATGGACGGAGCTAAAAAATAAGTTCGGCGAACTTAAGCAGATGGCAAAAGATGCCCTCACACCGGACTGGTTAATTGAAGCCAAAAAAGACCCGAAATTTGTTACCGCCGTGGAAGCCACGCAAAAAACCACCATGTCCGGCGGCATCCGTAACGCTAACTGGAGCATTCAGCCGAAAAAGTACGCCGGAGCCTATGATTCCGGCGGGCATATTCCGCGCGGCCAGTGGGGTATTGTTGGTGAGAATGGCCCGGAGGTGGTAGACGGCCCGGCAAATGTGACCGGCCGGAAAAATACCGCAGCACTGGCAATGCTGGCACTGAGCACCCTGTCACAGCCGATAGCTGCCGCCCCGGCACATACCGGCGGCGGGTCTGTCAGCAGTTCGTATTCATCACAGCAGAACTCCGCGCCCGTTATCCATATCCACGCAGCACCCGCGCAGTCCGCACAGGATATCGCCCGCGAAGTTGCCCGCCAGTTAGAGGCGCACGCCCGCCGACAGCAGGCCAGCCGCCGCAGCGGGTACAGTGACACAGAGGAGTTTTAATTATGGCGATGGCAGCACTCGGGCTGTTCGTGTTTGAACTGCGGACGGTACCGTTTCAGGGGATGCAGGAAGAAAAACAATACCGCTTTGCGTATAACAACCGGGTCGGAAAGCGGCCGTCCTGGCAATTTTTGGGTCTGTCCAATGATCCGATTACCCTATCCGGCACACTCTGCCCGGAAATCAGCGGTGGTAAATTTTCCATGATGGCGCTGGAAGCCATGGCCGACAGCGGAAAAGCCTGGTCTTTTATCGGCGGCGAGGGAACCATTTACGGGATGTATGTTATTGAGTCCATCAGCAAAAACAAAAGTGAATTTTTTCACGACAGTGCAGCCAGAAAGATTGATTTCACCATCAAACTCACCCGCGTTGATGAATCGCTGTCTGAGATGTTCGGTGATATCAGCGCACAGCTTGACTCACTGACTGACACCATCAGTGGCGTGGGTAATAAAATTTCTGACAGTATTACAGGACTATTGTCATGACCGATTTTTTCCTCACCGGCAGTGAATGCGCCCCGGCGTATTCGCTTTCTGCCGGGTCCGTCAACATCAATGAGCGGATTCAGGGGCGGCTGATTTCCCTGTCAC